TTGGAATATTATTGATGAGAGATATAGAATGAATATGTCAATAATAGAAGATTAAGAAACAGTTCCTTTAATATAGTATTGACAAAAACAAAAAACCACTGTATAATTATCTTATGCTTACTAAAGAGAAACTGCGAGGATTGACGGCTTTAGATCGATGCGATAGGTGCTCTGCAAGGGCATATGTATTGGTTGAGGGAAACGCTGGAGAACTATTGTTTTGTTCTCATCATTATAACAATATTGTAAATAATGCTGTAGGTTATGATAAAATGATGAAGTTTATGAAAAATATTATTGATGAGCGTACAAAATTAGAGACAGACTAGGAGAGATCATGGATAGCAGAAAAAGAAGCATATATAAGTCAATTACTTGGCCAGCAGTACATATCTCATTTGTTGGTACTTTGGTTTATTTTTTTGAAAAATTAATTACTGGCGATGCTCACTGGGAGTACGCTGGGGCTTTTGCAATAATTTATACACTATGCGAAATGTTAGGATTCTTTTTACATGAAAGAGCCTGGAGTAGATTTGGTAAAAAAATTAAATAATTCTTGAAAGGAATTTTAATGGATAGCGATGAGCAGTTCGATATTGTCATTGATGGTTTAATTAAGGCAGGGGCAATAGAAGAAGATGGTACTGATCCTATAACTGGTGAAATTTTATACAGGATAACAGCCAAAATGAAAGACATTAATCCAGACTTATATAATGAACATCTTAATGTTATGCACTCAGATACCATGTATTTTTGGGAAAGAGGGTTTGTAGATATTGATGATATTACAAGCAATAATCCTATAGTAACTCTAACTCCTAAAGCCTTTGATGCCAAGTCTATAAGCGATTTGCCAGCAGATAGAGTGCCAATTTTAATGGGGATTATCAAAGCACTTAAGCGTTAAAAGGTGCTATAATGTTTTTATGCCGTATCGTGTAGGTGCTAAAGGTTCTTATGGTTGTGATGGTTACCCTGCTGTAAAAGAGGGTACTGGTGAAGTTATGGGATGTCATAAAACACGTAGAGAGGCTGCGGGACAAATTTATGCTATTAACAGATCTGAAGGAAATATAGGAAAGGCTATGGTAAAAGAAGGCGATATGGTAATGGCGCCTCACGAAGAAGAAATGTATGTTGGTCGTGTTGTTCATGTTATGAATGAGGGTATGCTTGGAACTCCAGGATCTGAATACGCACTTCAGGCAAGTCCAGAAGACCCTGCGATATTAATACAATTATTTGAAATGGAAGAAGGCGGTCTTGAAGAGACTGAGTATTTTGTTGGATTAAAAGCATCGGAGGTAATGGCAATGCCATCATTAGAGTCAAATGTAGGAATGGATAAAGCATACGAAGGATGCGGATGTCCGATGTGTAAAGAATTAAATGTAACATGTGAGCAATGTCCTCAATGCCAATCTGGAGAAATGAAATCAGATTGCTGTGCTAATGTAAACAAACAAGCACCGTGTTGGGATGGATATGTTCAGCGTGGCATGAAGCCAGGCGCAAATGGTAAGCCAGTTCCAAATTGTGTTCCTGCTGCTAAGGCTGACGATCTTTGGGAAGATGATGACACTGTTGAATATGATACAGACTCTGTATCAAAAGCAGAAGGTTATTCGCCACCTGCAGGAGCAAGGGCTGCTGCTCGTAAAGCAATTAAGTTTAAAGAAGATGGTAAAGCAAAAGGCGCAGGAACTTCAGTTGGTTGGACTCGTGCAGGGCAGTTAGCAAGAGGAGAAACTCTTTCTCTTAGTACTGTTAAAAGAATGTATTCATACTTCTCACGCCACGAAGTAGACAAGAAGGGTAAGGACTGGGGTAACTCAGCAAACCCATCTAATGGTTATATTATGTGGCTTGCATGGGGTGGAGATGCAGGATTCTCTTGGTCAAGAGGAATTGTTAATCGTGAAAAAGATAAAGCATTGTTTGCTGACTTTGGAAAAGATTATACAAGAGTGCAAACAGAAAAGCATACACTTTAATGTCAAAAAGAAAATCATCTGGCAAGTACAGATCAAAGCACCCATTTAATCCAGTTCAGATTAAAGATGGAATGATTGTTAGGTTAAGAAAAGACGGTACTGTTAAGGCAGTGCTTGGTAAGTATGGCGAGTATAACAAGAAAGATAAGTAATGAAAGAGTTAATACATTTCACAGCAGAATGGTGCAATCCATGCAAAAGAATGGCTCCAATTATAGAACAGTTTTTGTTAGATAATACAGACATACATTATGATAAAATTGATGTAGATACAGATTTTGACAAAGCAGAAATGTATAATGTACAAACAATTCCAACGATGATATCAAAAATTGATGGAAAGATTCATGATCGTGTTTCTGGTGCTGTTTCTGAGTTTAAACTTAGGTCAATGTTTTCATGAAATATAATAAAGTTTATTTCCTGCATATACCAAAAACTGGCGGTAGATTTTTAACAAAGTATATACTTAGGCCAATGGAAGAAACTCTATCCAAGCATGGTATTGAATATCTTAGAATGCCAGAAGATATGAGGCAGCACGGTGGTTGGCCATTCTTTATAGATGATGAAACATATGTTATTTCAGTTTTTAGAGAGCCTTGTGAGTTTTTTGTTAGTGCTGTATGTCATGCTGCTGCGGGTAGAGAAGAGTTAATAGATAAAGAAAATTGGCATGTCATAAAAGGAGAAAATCTTGTTGTTGAAAAAGAAGAACTTTTTGAAAAATTAAATACTTGGAACTATATTAAAGATTTTCAATCTCACAACTTTGCTTTAAGTCCAGATCCAGCAGCAATGTCTGTTATTAAAGAAGCACAATTTTTTCATGATGAAGGAAAAGAATATGACAAAGGATTAATATACGACAGAATAGAGAGAACTAATCTTTTTATTAGAACCAACGAATTAAAGTCAATGGACTATAATTTGTTAGTTAAAAAAATATCAGACGATTTGGGAATTCAGATATCTATAGATTTATCAGAGATTAACAAGATACACTTTAAAAATGATGCTTCAGAAAGACTGTTTAACTCTTTGGACCAAGTAGAAAAAGATACAATACTTAAAAACTTTCCTTTAGATAAAGAAATATTTGATAACGATTCTTTGTTTTGGAATCCTAATCGTTAGATAAATACTTTTTTATAAGTTCCATAATTTCAATAGTATATTTGTCATAATCTATTTCAATAATAAGATTACCATCTATTAGTTTATGGACTTTAATTTCCTTGCCAATTTCAAAGAGTATATCTTTTATTTCATTTTCTAAACTCATTTGAGCCTCCTGTAGGATTTGAACCTACGACAACCCGCTTACAAGGCGGGTACTCTACCCCTGAGTTAAGGAGGCAATCCATTACGCTACTACAACCTTAGCAATGGCATTAATTGTTGCAGCAATTCTTCCAATATCTCGAAGTTGTTCGGTTGTGTACCCTTCCTTTTTTAAAGTCTCGTAATGAGCCTTAACACAGAAATGACACTTGCCAATAATTGATGCTATTAGTGCATATGCTTCAAACTTATCTTTTGTTGTACCGCCGTGAGATGCAATTGCATTCATTCTAAGTTGTGCAGGCAATCCAGTTAAATTAGGATCATCTGCCATTTCTGTATATGGATACCAAACATTATTCTGTGCCATTATTGCTGCTGCAGTAAAGGCTGCATTCTTTTCCACTTCATCTGTAACACCAGCAGAAATCATAGCAACAATGTCCTGATTGCCTGTTGCAAGGGCTGCTGCGAGTGCGAGGGATGAAGAGTAATCGTAATCAAAAGCACTTCTATTTATTACAGCATCAAGATTTAATTTAATATCTTTAGCGTATTCAGGAACAAGTTCCTTTAGTTCGTCTACCCAACTCACAAGGTTTCTCCACCAAGACTTCTATTGCAAGCACAGAGTTCTCCTGTTTGAAGAGCATCAAGAACACGTAATGTTTCCTCTGGACTTCTTCCAACATTGAGATTATTTACTGTTACATGCTGAATAATATTATCAGGATCTACAATAAATGTTGCACGAAGCGCAACGCCATCTTTGTTTAAGATGCCTAATTGGTTAGCAAGGCCAGTATATCCCTCTTCCTCGCCCCATCCCCATTCACGAATCTGATCTGCAAAAGACCAAGAGTTGGTTTTCTTGAGGTCTTCATGTGCATTACGCCAAGCAACTTTACAGAATTCGTTATCTGTTGATCCTGTTAGCAATACTGCATCACGATCATTAAAATCATTAACTAATTTATCATATGCAACAATTTCTGTTGGGCATACAAATGTAAAATCTTTTGGATAGTAAACAATTACTTTCCATTTGCCTGGAAAAGATTGTTCATTGATTGTGAAGAAAGCATCTTCTGGTTGTCCAGGTTTTACACCTGTAATCACAAACGGTTCTAATTTTTCACCTACGGTTTTCATTTAAATCTCCTAATAGTTTAATCCAATCAGTATTACTGAATACATAATACTTATTAATAGTTTACATGGAAAACAATCATTTGTCTAATGATTTTTTCCTATCTTCCTCATCGATTTTTTTAATAATAATTTTACCATCTTCATCGGAGATATCTAATGTGTCACCCTCTTTCCATCCCAATTCTTCGCATAGTTCAGGTGGTAATTCTATAATCGCATCACCATTATCGCATATTTCAATCACTTTTGAGGTAAATGTTTTCATACTTGTTCCACTTTAACTCCACATTGTTTTAAAAAATCAATACCTTTTTCATCACGGTAACTGTTTCTATAATAGATACTGTTGATGCCCGATTGATAGATTAGTTTTGCACAATCAATGCAAGGTGCATGTGTAACAAACAAAGAGGCACCTTCACTTGAATTGGTACTTCGTGCTATCTTTGCAAGCGCATTTGTTTCAGCATGTAATACTTCTGGTTTGGTAACAGATTTAACATAACCAGAAGTGTCTTTATCTGTGCCAAAAGTATAACCATCATCAATCATTACTTGATAATCAACTTCTGGTCCATCTTTAATGAAAGAAATAATTTCACAATCATTTGTCCAACCAGAAGGCATTCCATTATAACCAATGCCAATAATGGTGTTATCTTTTACGACAACACAACCTACTTGTAAGCGTTTAGCAGAGGAAAGTTTTGAATAGACTTCTGCTGCCGCCATATGGGCGTCAACAAACTTCTGTTTCATTCTTCTGCGGCTTCTTTGTTCTTTTTGCCAGATTTAATTGGTGCCTGTGAAGCAAGTTGAGCCTCAATCATCGCATTTTTAAAATCGTTGCGCTTGACCGGGTCGACAATGCTCGCCATCAATCGTTTAGTTTGTTTTGCTAATTTGAAATTTTTATCACGCCTCATAATATCTCCATTATAAAAGCGGGGCGAAATGCCCCGCCACATTTAAGCCACCTTCTTCTCTTGCAGAAGCTGCGGTTTAAAATCTTTTAAACTTTCACCAATTTCAACCTTGCGAGGTTTCTTGTGTTCAGGAACAATATTCTCCAAACCAATTCGTAGAATACCGTCTTTAAACTCAGCACCTTTCACTTCGATTGTATCGGCGATAGTGATTGTTTTTGTGAAAGACCTTGTGCCAATACCTTTGTGTAGATATTGCCAATTGGCAGCATCTTTTTCTTCTTTCTCACCTTTCACAGTCAATGTTCGTGATTCAACTGAAATACTAATTTCATCTTTAGAAAAACCTGCAACGGCCAATTCTACGATGTAACGAGATTCATCCAGTTTTAGGATGTTGTGGGGTGGAAAAGATGTGGCTGTCTTTTGAATATCAATGCTCAATAGTTTTTCAACATCGTCAAAAAACTTTTCAAAACCCAAGGTATTATTATACAAGGGTGTAAATGATACACGATTAAGTGTCATAGTTAGTTCTCCTTTTAAGCGAGTTTACAAAATATGTGACCCATTAGGCGTCACAATTCTATTTATTCACGATTTCATAAGCTTCTCGGTTAACAAGAAACTTACGATTCGGATTTTCTGCATGATAAACTAAGATGAAATTGTAGTTACCTTCCTTACGAACTTCATCATAGTTTTCTGCAAAAACAATTTCTGAAGAATACCGATTCTTCAATTTTACTAGGTTCACTTTTTTGTCCATGGTAAATCACCATATCAATAATCCTGCGTTTTCTTTCCAATATTATATTTTGTAATTAATTGCCACTCATCTTTTTCTTTAAACGAAATTATCTTTATTTGATGTAGTGGTGCAATGTTATCTTTTAACAGTTCAGGATTTAAAACTTTTACAAGTCCCCATTCTTCAAGCAACTTAGCGATTGCATTTCTTCTTTGAACATCATTCTCAGTTAAGTTAGATGGTTTACCATCCAATGCAAACAACTCTTTAAAATGCACAATATAATAGCGCCCTTGCTTATGAAGAATGTGGCACGACTGATACAACACCTTCTCTTTTCGAGAAGATACGCCATTTCGGGTAAGTGTTTCTCTTACCTTCAAAAAGTCGTCTTGTTCCTTTAGGCTGACCTCTACAAATTTAGTCAAGTCTACCATCATTACCTCTTAGTTAATCCACCCTTTTGGGTTTGTTCTTTTAGTTGTTGGATTTGGTCTTTGCTT